ATTCTTTACTAGTTCGCTAGGTGGAGTTGCTGAAGCTGTTTGGCCTGTACTTGCAACGGCATTTTTAGCCGCCGTAGTAACTGCGCGCACAACTTGAAGCGAATTCGAATAGCGTAAGAAATACGCTGCGTTATGGAAATCTACTGCGTTTGCAGAATCGGGTGCGGCAAATGTATCGACCAATTCGGCCTCATTTGCTACTGCCATTCTCTGCTCAACAGGACCCCATCTAAAATTACCTACGATCGCGCCGGTAGTTGACTGGACATTAGGCACACCGCCAGTCAGATCTATTTCTTTGACGACAACCGCAGGAGATTCGGACGGTGTAAAAAGTGCCATTTTTTCTTCCTTCTCGGTTACTAATTATAAGCTAAACATAATACGGTTGTTCAATATACCATTATTTATAATAATTTAAAAATTAGGATCGTATTCAATAGCCCAGTCATTGTCGTTCTTTTGTTCTAACTGATCAATTACATCCGACGCATCATCAATAAATCCAAATGGCACAATGTCATCTTCAATGTCTCTCATTTGTTTCTTAAATAACATGTCTTTGAGATTAATATCAGTCATGTCACCGAAGTATTGAGTTGATGAGAAGTAACCAAACATGACTAGGTTCATCATTAAGTCATCATGATTTCCATCTGATGCTTCGTATGATTGACCCTTAGATACAAATGTAGATATTTCTAAAATAGTATTTTCATCTACAATCTTTAATTTGTTATTCTCAAGAATATCTTTGATTGCAGAACAACCGAGCCTTTTAGTCTTACGATTGATTTCAATTCCGATTGCATTTGCTTTAACGGCAGACTCAACGTGCACATTTTCATATTCTAAATCATGATACAGGCCATTACATACAACTGCACCTTGATCATTTGATTCTACGACGACATAAGCATCATTATAAACTTTCGCATATTTATAAATAATGTTTGGGAAGAGCAAGGGCGAGATAGTGTTATTGCGATATACAGCAACCTGTGCAAACGGGCGAACGCTAATATCGATCAAATTAAAAGTAGAATAGTCCTGGCCTCTTCCCTTCGAAACATCAACTGTCATAATATAATCATGACCTTTAACAGGCTCTTCATAGATTAAAAGATCGCCACCTTCAAGAGCTTTCTTATATGGTTCTGCTCTGAACCCCATGAGAGTTTCAGCATTAATAAGAGTATCACCTGTTCCGAAAAATGTATTACCGAATTCCTGATCAAACTGTAACTGACTAGTATTCGCTATCGTTTGTTCTCTCCATTGTTCGTCTCGTCCGGGTACGTCCCACCAGTCGACTCTGAAAGGAGAGAACTCATTAACTCCCTGGATCGCTCCTTCCCATATCTTATAGAAAGTATTGCCGATACCATTCGCAGTTGAGGTGACGATAATTTTTGTATCCTTGCCCGAAGATACGACAGGATATGTGGAGGTATAGAATTCATTGGCTCTCTCCACGAATGCAAATTCGTCTAGGTAGAGCAGATTTACTGAGAGACCACGAATAGAAGAACCAGAAGTAGCAGCAGCGAGGATACGAGAATTATTTGAGAATTCAATTGATCCTTTGTTAAGTGCTTTACAACCCGGTTGAAGGAAGAACGGAATGTTCTCCAACATAAGCGTGATACGAGATAACATTTCCCGAGCAGTTGCCCCCTTGTTCGCAAGAACCGCAACTGTTTTTTCCGAATGAAAGAGTGCAAACCAGAGGAGGTACGCACATGCCGATATTGATTTTCCAGACTGCCTGCAGGCGAGAACAATGTTAAACCGATGCTCATTAAACTGCTCAAACATTTTTTTCTGATAGGGATATAGCATAAAAGGCACTAATCCTCTATCAAGTGAGATTACTTTACAATATTTTTCTGCGAAATATACAGGATCTTTACTACATTTATAGTATTCTTGTATTAATTCCTTTGTCCATTCTTGTATAACACCATCACGTTTTACGTTAGGATTTCCAAGATAAGACTCATTCAGGTGTGACATCTATAATATCTTTTTCATCATTTAATAATCTTTGTAGATCTGTAGTAGAACCTAAAAAGATATTATTTGTGGTTCCTGATGCCACTTGTTTCACTTCTTCTTTATTTATGTCTTTATTCTTTTTATTCAGATCCATAAGCTTATCATTCACGTCAGCCATGTTTTTCATCATATTAGATAGAACTTCGAAAGCTCGTGGATGTTCAGATTCACGTGCAACTTCAATCATCAATTCAAGAGACTCTTTACCTTTTTCTAAGATCTCGTAGTATGTATCTCTTGAATATTCATAATCACTTTTTACATTATCTTTTTCAGTCATTATACTATTTGAATTATTCCAGTGTGAGTTGCAGAAACCGATGAAGCATAATATAGTGTACTAGGTGCATTCATTGGAGGCTGGAATGTTACAGTGCCAAATTGTGTTCCATTGCCTGTAACACCATTAGTATATTGATCACCAGTTCCAGTTGATTGTGCTGTCTTGATATAAAAAGGCTCAGACGGAGCACTTAAATTAAAGTTATACGTTTCACCACGACGAAGATAAAGAGTAGGATCAATATCACTGTCAAGGAAGAAGCGGCTATCCGGTCTAAATGCGTATCCACTATCGCCGTCAGCTAATACGATATTGAATGAAAATGATGGATCAGAGGCGAATGTCAATCTATTATTATTAGTTTTAGTGACAGTGATACCATCACCTCCAGCAAAGTTGACAGTAACGTCACTATCAAATACTAAATTGTCTCCAGCACCATTAGAAAGAGTGATAATATTTGCTGGTAAAGTTTTCCAAGTAGTTCCATTTGAAAATTTAAGTAAGCCATTATCGTTTTGACGAACTATCATACCAGGATAACTAGCTGCAACTGGTAAAGCTCCAACACTGTCATAGTTATTTGAGAAAAGTGCCGGCTTTGATCCAAAATCTGCAGATGAAGATGTGATTGTTACGTTTGACAATTCGCCTTCGGCAGTGATAAGTCGAACATCAACAGCACTCAAATCGGTCTGTAGCGATAAAATATCACTGTCATTATTACTTACGTTTGTGTTAAGCGTGCTCACCGAGGAGTTAAGAGTATTAATGCTCGTTAAATTACTCGTTACTCGAGTATCTAAATCTGAAAAGTTAGTGTCGAGTTCGGAGAATGTAAGCGCAGAACCCTTAGTTAATCGTAATGTAATTGCCATTTTTTATACCTATGCTGTTTCTCTTACATAACCAGTCTCAACATATCCAGCCACGACATAAGGATCTACATCTACCGCCGGCTCGTTGAATATATTTATATCTGTACTGAAACCAAAATCACTATCTGCAAGTCCAATTGTGGAGAGCGGAGATGGTGTGACAGTGATTCTCTCGACGTTGACATCTGAATCTGCAAGTCCTTGATCTTGTAAATACACATCTGCTATAGAAGTACGTATAATATCGCCAGAAGAAATAGAACCGTAGAACTGAACTTTCATTTCAAAGTCAAGAGTATAGATGATAGTTCTTCTTTGTTCTACTGCTCCTTCAAAATCATCTGCAAAAGATACACTTTGGATAATAATAGGAACGTCTTCTTTTAAAGTAGGATATTCTGTTGCGAATGGTTTAATCGTTAAAGAATATTGCGGATTAAATGTAGGAAGAATCTGTTCAACAATTTGTAAAGCATCATCTTGATTCTTAGCATATACATTTAACTGAAAATTAATTGAGTATGGAACCGGTGTAAAAAACTTTTGGCGATTCGTGTTATCAGTTCCGACAGTTTTAAAGTTACCAATCTTTTGTAACTGACGAGTAGCATCATAAGCAAATGAAGTAATTTCAAATGACATTCTTGGTAACTTAATTGCTACTCGAGTGTCATCGACCAGATCCGGATTTTCACGAATTCTTTCGAGATATTTCTCTTTTGGCGCATATGAAAGTGGAACTTTAACTTGGCTAATCGCTGCACCAGCAGAATTCTTACGAATAACATATATGTTATTGAAAAGAGTTCCAAACATCCCTACGCATTTACGAACCTTTTGATGATAAAAATGAGTTCCAAACATTAATTGTTCTCCGGATCACCGAAAGGATTGTTCTCTGAGAAATCAAGGAAGCCTGCAGAGAAAGTACTAAAGTCGGTGTTCTGTTCGTTTTCTGAGATTTTATTTTCCTCGGCGACAGCGTTAATAGTTAGATCAGAATCTAATCGAGCATCTCCTGACAAGGTTATTGATCCAGTAGTAAATGTATGATATTTACCATCACTCGCTCCAACATGAATCAAGTGTAGTTTATTGTCTGAGTC